ATGGGAATGACACCACCACGAAGCTTACTTTTGATTCGAAGCAAGCAGTCACTATTGACCCTGCTGCTGTAGGTCTAGGATCAACCGATGAGATGACAGTATTGTCAATCGCTCAGCGAGAGTCCTACTTGGTTTCGATCAATTGGCCAACAGATTTAGCACCAGAGTCTCAATTATGGAGATCTCATGTAACCCCTTCACTGTGGAACTCGGCACCCGATCCACTTACAGGAAAAATTGAGATTCACATGCCAGCTTGTTGCTACGCTGTTGCTCCGTTTCGTCACTGGAGAGGAACTATAAATTACAGGTTCCAGATAGTATCATCTGCTTACCACAAGGGCAGAATACGACTGTCTTATGATCCAAGTTTTCAACTGACTAACGAATACAACACTAATATTAATCGTGTTATCGATATTTCAGAAGAGAATGATTTCACAGTATCTATTGGCTGGGGATCAGCGAAGCCCATGTTGGAACACGCACCCCCCAGTGAAGGTTCAGTGCCATATGGGAACGTATTATTGTCAGACATAGGAGATCTGGCGAATGGTATGTTATCAATGTACGTAGTCAATGAACTGACAACTCCAAATTCCGTAGTCAACAACAGTATTATTATCAATGTGTTTGTGAGTGCAGGACCAGATTTCGAGGTATTTAATCCCACGTCTGGTGCCCTAGACTCATTTACGTGGTTTCCACCTGGAGGAGCAGCACAATTGATGGCCCAGGACCAGAGGCCAGCAATAACAGACACAGAAAGAATGCCACCTCCTGCTTCGGTGCTACGGCCAGTACCAGAGGAAAAAGAAACTCTAAAGGATCCTCCCATATCTGAAGAGTTACCTATGACACCACAGGCAGGACTACCACACCCCGACGCCATGGACACAGACGAACTAGATGCTCCAAATCAAGAGCAATCAGCACAAATGGCTACAATAACGAGTCCCGATGGGCTCAATTGTATATATTTCGGTGATCCAATTGTGTCTTTCAGACAATGTCTAAAGAGATACAGTTATTCTAGGTCGTATTCATTTGATAATTTTACCCGCACGTGGCATCAGTGGTTCCTTCCCACTTATCCATTTTACCGTGGCACGGCACCCGGAGCTATTGATACTGCCACAGGAGCCATTGGCTATAATTACAACAAGATGACTCTAATGAACTATTTGATTCCAGG